TTAATTGCAAAGCCATAACCAATAGTATCTATGCCTAAAGTATCTTTATAGACTCTAGCTCTATATCCTTCAGATAGCTTTACTGCTTCTCTTAATTCATCAGATAATTTATCTACCATTTTATTCTCCTGTAAAGGTTGAACTACTTGCTAATGTCTGAGCTTCAGACTTAGTTAACACACTAAAGTTTGGATATGCAACGCCTGAACCTAGTGCTACTAATTCTGATAATACACCATCTTTCATAGACCATTCACCTTTAATAATGCAATATGCTTTATCATGTGAATATCGTGGAGCACCTACTTTACCTGCAAAGATTACATCATGCCATGTTGGAGATGCCTTATAATTAACTGTTTCAGTACCATCACTA